TGCAGCTTTCTCTGCAAACTGACGATGGAGCCCTCATGAGTGTACTCATGACCATCTCAGGAATGTGCTAGGACTGAACCTAACACCACCTCTTGCGAGGAATTAGAGGATGTAAGTATGTAATGTTTTTGTTTGTAATAGTGTGTCCTTGTATCCGACGTGCGCTCCCCAGCGCCCACCGCAAAGGGTGTACTGACATGTGCGACACTAACGCACACCATCATCGGGAACTTTTACTTTTGTTGTTTTCTATTGTTTGTTTGGTTATCTTAAATATATATATGTATGCATAAAATTTTAGACTTTGTCTACTGTGTTACTGCAATAACGTTTGGTGCTAATCGCACAACGTATGATTGGTATGTTAGTGTACTAGCCACGCCGCCCGCTGTTCGAATAAACAACTGGCCAGTGGGATCGCCACCTATGGCGGCGTCCAACGTGGTATATAGTACCAAACTGGTACCCAGTACTACTCCATACAGCGCTGTTCCATCTCTCAAGGTAACGAAAGAGGTTGACCCCGCTAGTGTTCCACTAAAAAGGGTGTCAGCGTATGCTGTTTGTGTTTGGAGTAGCACGGCTGCAGTGGCAGGTGCGCTGATGGTTGATTGATCCACATCTAGTACAAGCTTGAATATAGTGCCATTGGAGGTGGCGGTAGCCAATGCACTATTAACTCGAGCTGCTGCATTAACAGTGTTACTCGTCAAAGTGCCTGACTCCAGGCTGCTTGCACCGGATGGTATTGGTATGGAAGTGGAATGTGCGGTGAACATTGTTTCTTTGAACTCAACCACATAATCCATTAACAAATACCCAGCTGTGTCGGTAATTGTAGCTGTTTGTGTATAGACTTGCACCTCCCCCGCGACATTGTCGGCAAAGGTGCTTGCATTGAATGCGTCTACGTACTTCCAGTCCGAACTTACGGGTACTTCCATACTAATGTTTTGCCACAATGGGCCTAGTGTTGCGTGACCTTTAGTCATTGAGCGAGCGAGGAAACTTGACAAGCTTCCGTCCTCCGCTGGCTCTAATGCATTGGGACTGTACGCTAGTAGCACTTCGCCAGCCACACTGGTGGGTTGGCGTGTGATGAAGTGTACGACTAGTCGTTTAAACCGGTAGTATTGGTACGTTCTTGCGGTGTTACCAATAATTGAGGCCGGGTAATATGCAGGGTGAACTGGACACAGTGATGCAACTTGCCAATTCGAATTACCAAATTGACTAATCGTGTCCATAAATTCCCTGCCCACTACCTGCACTCCCTCTGGTGTGACAGAGGTTACAGGTTTAGACGCTGTGACTGTTGTTCCAATTGACGTGGGAGCCATTGAAACTTGGGCGGATCCAAAGGCTCCTGGGCCAGACTTGTTTCTAACCAATGCCTTTGCCTTCTTGCGCATCTTGGAGATTTGCTCCTCAGTGTTGTATGCTCTATTGATGTCTCCTTCGAAACGTGTCTTCTTGTGTATCAAGTCATACAGCCTGGCCTTTTCGGCGATGCCTGCTAAAATTTTATTTTTCTTCACCATCTTGTTTGTGGTGGTATTCTTTGTAATTGTTGGGGTCTCTTTGTCTGACTGGGGAATGTCAGTACGTGTGTTTGTTGAAATGCTTTGTGAATTATCAGTGCCCGAAATTGGCAAGAAGCCAACCGCACGAGACAAGCCTTGCAATCCCACTCCAAGCCCTGCCACCACCCTGAATGGTGACAGACTGGATATGTTTTGCACTGCGAATTTCGCGTCAGCCTCTAGGAGGTTGGATCCTAAACTATAAGCGCGATCATGTTGAGCACAAGTCTCATCAAAAGCGTCTACAGGCTTGGGTCCTTCCGATACGCTGTTCTGCCATTTACCAGCAGACCAGCCCGGGCCACAGTAATTTCCATGTAGTTTAAAGGACATTAGTAATGTGCGGGGTAGTGTGTGTATTAATAATATCAGCCTGCCCTGTAAAGGTCCACTGTTTGTAGTGTTCCTCCAGGGCAATCTGCTCATCTGGCGTTATGTCCCATGCTGTATACACGCCTAGCCTAGCTTCGTCAGTTACCTGACTCCACTTACTAACCATGTTACCTCGCATCATTCGCAATCCGGTTTGCATATTTAAACTATTACCGATCTTTGAATTTGGGTTGCCATTTCGGACATATGCGGCATAAAATTCCTGCATTACAGGAACCCCACTGCATATAGCCATACCACACTCTCCCACGCTGTACATCCACTTGCGAGCGCTCTGCCCATTAAGTGGTATTGTGCACATTGTGTCCTTCTGTAGGGCTGTTTTGATGTTTCGGACCATATTCCAACCTTGGCCGGTTGGTACAGGGTGCATTTGACAGAACTCTATATGTTCCATCTCATACACTGGGGGTTCAACCGTCATACGGAACCCCATCTCCAAAAACCACTTGCTCAATCCCTCCATGAATGTGTTCAGTTGGTCCATTTCCAGGAAGACTACACAGTCATCCCCGTTGTTGGCTAGATCAACTTCCACTCCACGCTCTTTTGCATATGCGTGCACTAGTGCACACATGATTAAGCAATTGCCCAGGGCGGTGTTCATGTCACCTGAAGCTCGTTTCCCTTTAACTTTGAACTTCAGTGTGCCATCTTCACATCTCCCCCTTCCTACATTTTCTCGCTGCCAGCGCAGCATTCTCTTCAACTCCTGTGTTTCTGTACCAAGATTACGGTAAATAGCTTCATAGATGCTGTGCTCCCACTCCAACATGCCCTCACACACGTGCATGTCAAATTTGGTTGCATCAAGCCCTACTGCTACCGGTTTGGCGAGCCTGTTCCACTTGTCATGAATGATCCCAGCAACCTGCTGGGTGGTGTATCCCTTCATAACAACTGGACCATGGCCGTAAATCTTAGCTATTTCGCGGTACAATCTGTGTTCTATCTTCTTTATGTACTTGCCAACGCGAACGTTATACACAGGCTTCCTAGGTTGTATGCACCTAGGGGCCTTCCCAGTGTTGACCTTCTCAACTTTTACAAAGGCGCATATATATGCATCCTCTCTACGCAACCCTCTCCTGCGATACTCTTCAGCAGCTTGCTCGTAGATTGTCTTCTTCCTCCCGACATACATGGCTACAACTTCATCCATAGTGGATGGCCGAGCATGGAATCTACTAACTAACCGCTTAAAATATGACAGTCTCTTGTGTATGAATTTATACGCAATTTTAGGAGCAGCTTCATAGCCGGTGCCAACCTTGCAGTAGTACATTCTTTCCAAGAGTGCAGTTTTAAGTGTGCGGATGTCCCCATTGTGCACTCCCAACGTAACCTCGGGACCAAGATTGTTAATCTTCGTTACGGTACGTTGTTTGACCTGAGCCTGGGTGTATGTTACATGCAGATCAGGGTGTGACAGCTTTGAATCGCTGCTCACCCCATGTAACACACCCAAGCCCCCTCAACAGAGGTCATTCACCATGGGTGACTCGTGCATGCTTGACCATGCACGCTTCACCCAGGCAAATAGACCTCTGTTGGCACCCGCGGCAAGGGCGCCAAGCCGAAGAGCTTCAAG